CGCAAGCTAAAAAGATTGCCGCTGATCCCGCAAGTGCTATCGCTGATTTAACAGATAGTACAGGTGGAGCGGTGTCTGATACTTGTAACGATACTAGCGCTGATACGAAAGATGATTTAGCGTCTATTATTGCTAAGGTAAACGGCATAATTGCTGCATTAAGAGCTCACGGAATCATAGCCGAGTAAATGAAATAGGTGTGGGTGTCGCTTAGGAAGTCTTCTCTCCCCGCGCGGCACCCTATCCTTTAAGAAAAGGAAAATATGGCTTTTAGTTTTAAAACTGAGGTTGAAACAAGATTAAATATAACAGTAGGGACAGTTGTAACTACTGCTGATATAGATAGTTATATTATTGACGGAATAACTGAAATATATAATTTACTTAAGAAACACGGAGCTATGGACGAGCTTCGTTTGTTTTTAGGGAACTCTTCCGTTCAAAACAAGGTAACTATCCAATCAGGAACGGCAGCTTCTCCTGCACTTATAACAACTGGAATAGCTCATGGATTTTCTGTTGGGGATATGATTAAGTTTGAAGGATTAGTTGAAAATCCTGGAATCAATGGTACATGGCAAAAAATTGCTACGACTCCT